CATCGATTTTTCCCTTGTGTTTAGGCAATATTTCCTTGGATTTTCTGCTCATGTTTCTCACCATAGGAATTTGAACGAGATATCTGTAGGGACAAATGTCTATTCACAAGATTGGACGATCATTGCAGATCTGATGTCCCAGAAAGGCAAGAATGTGATTGCTGGTGATTTTTCCAACTTCGATGGAACATTGCATGTTGAGATTCTTCATCGACTTGTTGACATCATTAACGGTTGGTACAACGATGGAGAGGACAATGCGCAAGTGCGGAAGATCTTGTGGAGAGAGATCCTGAATTCTATTCATGTTTGTAGGGATACGATCTACATGTGGACTCATAGCCAACCTTCTGGATGTCCTTTGACCGCTGTTTTAAATTCGATGTACAATTCGATCGCTTGTCGTTACGTTTGGATGATTGTTACCAAGGGCACTTCATTTCATACGATGAAATCTTTTAGAGAGCACGTGACAATGGTGAGCTACGGTGACGACAACCTTTTGAACGTTTCTGATACGGCGATTGAATTTTACAATCAAGTTTCTATGGCGACTGCTTTTTCTACTTTCGGTATGACGTACACGGACGAAGTTAAAAGCGGACAGATGGTTCCTTGCAGGACTCTTCCTGAGGTCCAGTACCTCAAGAGAAGATTTGTTTGGAATGATGAGAGATGTCTTTACGATGCTCCACTTGCCCTTGATACCGTTTTGGAGATACCAAATTGGATTCGACAGTGTGTGGATCATGACGAAGCAACCACTAGTAACATTGAGGGCGCTGTGTTCGAACTTTCTGTGCATGGCAAAGAAGTTTTCGACGAGTGGGTCCCAAAGTTGGTTGCAGCTGCGAAAGCTAAGGGCCTTTCTCCACAAATTTTGACCTTTTACGAGTATCGCATGACGGAACTCGAGAAATATGGCCAAATCACAGCGAAAACGGAAATGTCTTGCGATCTTTTGGATCACAACCACGAGGGATTGCCCCGAGGGGTACGAGAACATCATGCTCATGGTTGCACAAGTTGTGGGAAAACTTTTTGGCATACTCATCGCATTAAGAGCTATGAGGAATCCATCAAGTATCCCTTACTTTGTAAGACGTGTTCTGTTACGGCATGCAAATGAGGCTTCATCAAATGGACGAAGGATGAATGCAGCAAAGCTTGAATTGTGTGCGTAGAGTGAAGAATGAAAGTTCTATTGATTTATGTGCGTCACTTTAATTATAGGCTATAAATCCGTCCCTTTTGAGAGTCTTCTTTAATCCGAGAGCTCAGAGTTAGAAAACTAATGGATTGCTTCAATGAAACAAAATAATTCTTCTAATATGACACCTGAATTGAAAACCGATGCAGTAGAGCAGCCACAGCAGCTGGAACAGCGCGAGATTATGCAATTCGTTGATGACGTTGTCACAACAGAGCATGTTAAACCCGCACTTTCAGAGGAGCAGGATTGGTCCAAGATGTCTCATGATTCCAAAATTCACGAGATTACTAACATTTTGTCCCGGCCTGTTAACATCTCCAATATTACTTGGAATGATTCCCCTGTATTGAAAATTGTAAATTTTCCGTCTGCATTGTTTAATAGTTCAGATAATTTGATTAATAAGCTAAATTATTTCACATATTTCCGAGCTAACTTACATTTTAGGGTTGTTTTTAACGCAACACCTTTTGTACTTGGAAAGTATTGGATGTATTACGCACCTTACGAGAATTTTACTGAACGCGTTAAGAATGGTAGTTTGATGAATGCTACTGGTTATCCAGGAGTAGAGATTGATGTGGCATCTGGGGCACCTGTGGAACTTCTTGTTCCTTTTGTTGCTCCAATTTCCCACTTTGATTTGATTCGCGGCCATGGAAGATACGGACAACTGGTAATTCAGCCAATCGTCCCAATTGCTTCCGGAACCGCTTCAGATTCAGTTACAGCTACTTTGTATGCTTGGTTTGATGATGTTGAATTGTCTATGCCAGCAAATAAGCCTGTTAACCGCTCTGCTTTTGATCAGACTTCCATTCGCGATGAAGAAAGAGTTTTCGAAGCTCAAATTTTGCTTGCAGAATCTAATGAGGTAGAGCCTACTGGCATTTTATCTTCTTTAGCTCAATACCCAATGAGATGGGCTAAGAATTTTGTTACCAAGACTCTTAACAACATTGGCTTCTGTAAGCCTACCGAACCGATCAGGGGCGCGAAGTATTTGAATACGCCTGCTGTTGGGTTCACAAATTATAATTCAAATGATCAGTCTGTGGTTCTTGCTGCCACTGACGGAAATATGATCCAACCAACAACAGATGTTTTTGGCACCAAGGAAGATGAGATGGATATTAAATATATTGCTTCTCGCTTCAATGTCGTCCATGACCCTATTGAATGGTCTGTTGGTACAGCCGTCGATGAACCCCTTATAAATTACCCAATTACACCAGGTTTTTGCAGGGAAGATAAAGATGGGAAAATTTACGCAACACAGCTGGCTTTTCTTACCTCTATGTTCAAGTATTGGCGTGGTACCATCCGTTATAGAATTTCCGTCGCTAAGACAGCGTTTCACACTGGTCGTTTGAGAATTTCTTATAGACCAAATTCTAGCGATCCCACTGATACGGATAAGGACTTTTTGTATTCTTGGATTCTTGATCTTTCTCAATCATCTGAAATTACTATCGATATTCCTTTCATCGGGAATCGCCCTTGGCTTCAAACTTTCGTTGGCAGTGCCAATTCCGGTTTGGAAGATCACGATTTGATTTGCTACGGAAATTTAAACATTTCGGTACTTACCGAATTGAGAGCAGCCTCAACTTCTGTTGCCCAAAGTGTCAAAATCGTTCCTTGGATTGCAGGCGGAGATGATATCGAATTTGCAGTTCCGGATTTTTCCGGGTACAGACCATCCGATGTTCCGATTACCATTCCTGACGAATTTGACGAACGAGGCAAGAAGTACGAGGCGGAGATTTTCAACAATACTCAAATTGGTTTTGATGAGTCCAAACCGCTCATTAGTGCTCCAAGCGTGTCACCCCTTGCAGGTCCCAAGTTGACCATTGGCGAGGCCATATCAAATTTGCGCTGTTTAACGCGTCGTTTTGGTCCATATTATCGCGCTTTGGAAGCACCTTATCGAGTACCCAACAGCGGATTTACCTCTTTTGGTCCATTTTCCGCCGATGCTCTGAATCTTGGCGCTGTTTCAATGAAAGAACTTCTTATTGACCCTGCATACTTTGGAAATAGATCTAATGCTGCCGTTGCTGATGATTATGCGCAGTTGCCTAACCATTCGATGTTGACTGCTAGCATTTTGCTAATTCCAAGTGTTCCCGTTGGAAAGATTAATTCCATGGATTGTCCTCTTCACTATATTTCCACCCTTTATCGATTTTACCGAGGTGGTAGACGTTTCAAGATCTTTTTGGGAGAGAATCGTTATCGCGAGCAGGAGAACGCAACGACATATTCCGCTCCAGCCGATGGCACACCAAAACATCCCACTGGCACTGGAAACGACGTGCTTACTTCCATGAGAACCAAGAAGGAAAGATCCAGCCATCCAGTTGTCGTCACCTTCGGAGGTGCAGTTTATGAGAATGGCTCCATTATCCCACCAAGCATGTTGGCTTTTGAGTCCAGCAGAGAGGGACCCAACTTCGAACACATTTTGTGGCCGGATTTGAATGGATGCGTCGAGTTTGAAGTGCCGTATTATTCGACTCTTCCGATTTCCGTTCTTTCTAACACAGGCTATGACGAAGGAGCTGGGCCCTTGTGCCAGAGATTCACAGTTAGAGTGGGCGATGGTTTAGGTGAAGAGGATCATAACGATCCCTATTACCAATACAACACGGGAGAGGTTGGCCAACTAGCTACTGCCGTTACTGTGAACCATTTTAACAATTTTCAGGTTTACGCAGCAGCTGCAGATGATTTTTCATTTGGCTTTTTGTTGGGAGCTCCTCTATTGACTAGGGTCTTTAAGTATTAATTTCAGATTGTATGTATGAAATATGTATGTTTGTATTATGTTATTTTGTGTGTATGATTGTGCATATAACACCGTGAGTGGTCACTCTTGTTAGCAAAGCAAGAGTCTTGACTGTCGAGTTTTTCCGAACCACCCACGGGGTGGATGTAGGTCTAACTATGAGACGACAATCAAGTTCAGCTCATGATGTTTGTACAAAACCTGTCCTTTTGCACTGTACACTAACCCCCAGTGGACAAATAGTTTTATCTTGATTTACCAACTTTTCGAGGTTAAATATTG